TTTTTTTTGTCCATTTTTGATTTTTGGAAACACTTTTGACCCCTTTTTATTCGAAATTTCCGCCCTTACTGAGAATAATAAACCAAAATAATATATTCTTAATTTATTACCTATTTCAATGCACCTATGTAAGCAAAATCTTTAAGCTTAATGCGTAACTGATTAATTAAGCTCATTTTGTTGTCCGTAACGAACTGACATGATAGAATTACTCGGCGCTGATTTGCACAAAGCTTGGACGCTCTGTGGTATAAATAATTGCCTTCAAAACACACGCCATTATCATTCAAATCTAGACTTACAACATCATTTTTTTTGTTTTTGAATTCAAACTTGGTGCACGTAAGATCGGTGGTAATCGGAATTAAAACAGTGAAAAATCTGCCACTGTAATAGTTGTAATCATAGTGCCAGTTAATCCAGTCTCCCTCTTTTTCATAAATCAATAGAACACACGATGTTGGGAATGATAAATCAGTTGGATATACTTTAAATCCGAGAAGATTGGAAATTTTGTCGCGAAGTTCATTTTGATAGAAATGTATAATGCTCTCAGAGTTTTTTACAATTTGATTTGTAGGGATTGTAACGCCGGCTTTATTTGGAAGCGCACAATTAGCAATATTTTCGGCAAAAGACGTTATTTCAACGCGTTTTTGAATAGATTTATCTTGTAACATGGTTTGAATTTCATTCATTGCATTATTTGATAATTGTATTGGAAATTCTTTATAAAGACAAAATTTTTTATTACATTCATATTTTTTTTCAAGCTGACAAGAACCGGAATTATATGCATATATAACAGTCGCTGCAAAAATAACAATTATTATTATTATTAAATATAAAAAATATTTTGCATATTTCATACTATAGAACATTTTTTTCATCTATAGTATAAAACAATATAAAAAATAATACAAGAATAAACAGGTGAATTACGTTGCATACATAAGCCCACAATTGCCGCCAATAAACGAAACAACGTTTAGTCTTTCTTCATATACAAAAAGATCAAAATTATAATCATAAATTCTCCAAGTGGGCTTATTTATACCAATAATATTTCCAGTTTGGGGATCACAAATTGCCAATGACTGCGCATATGGATCCAACGTAGGTATAATTGTATTGAACTCAAGCTCAATAGTAGTAAAACGACTCATATTAATTGCTCCAGATGGCTGCAAATCCATTGGTCCATTAGTCAAACAATAATTATAGCAATAAATGCCACTGTTTGCATATCCACCAGTTCTAATCCATTTTTCTATGTAGTTGTAAACACCAACAGGTTGTGAATTTTCTCTGTACGATCCGTCTAATAATATTGCCATATTAACTAAAATTCCACTAGCATTGGCACCATGCGATCCTCCGGTAATAAACCATCCAGTTAACTGACCGTTTGGATTTACACCAGGACCAATATCAACAACTGTTGTAGAACCATCTGGATTTGTTCTAGTAATTTGATACGTTCCAGTTGTTGGTGCAGGGACTACATCGTATGGTAAGTAATTGTATGGCCAATTGGAATAATTTGTCCACTCATTGCGCAAGTTAACGTCACTTCTTTTGAATAAAAATATCATGCTAGAAACCATTCCATTTGAGTCCAATTGAACTTTATTTGGACCAGTTACATTGTAAAATATTTGCTGTCTTACTTGTTTAAATAAATATGTTTGTTCCTGAAGAGCAAATAATCTAGACTCTTCATTGGATAAAAAACAATAAGTGCAATTCAAGTGAATGTCAGCGTCCCATATTGTTCGCGTATCTACGTAAGAATTTATTCCAAGCTCAACGTCAGGAGGGGTTTGCAAAAATCTATAAAATTGCATGTACCATAAATTAAAATTGGGTGCAATATAAGGATAATTATTTGCTCCATCAAAGACATCGCGAATGCGAAATAGTTCTTGTATTGGGCGCATAGTAACATTAACTTGCAATTCATTGTATTGCAACGAAATTAAAGGAAACGCCATTTGAGATTTGAAATTGAACCAACTATTTAAAGGAATGTAAAGTGTTCTTCCACTAATAGACGGTCCTGCTCCGGTAGAATTATAATATGCATTTGGATAAGAATTAACGCGCGCTCCAGAGTTTGCAGGGTCATTTAATGATGCTGTATTGCCAATCATGTCATTAAATAAAAACACTTTTGTTCCGGTCAAGTCACGTTCAATCATAAGTTTCAAATATTCGCCTGAAAATTCTTGCAAGGTTTGATTTCCACAAGTAATAGTAATGCGAGATATCATCATTGCCCCCAATGATTCAATCCATCTGAACTCGTACGGAACCCATTTTCCGCTGTTATAAAGCTCAGATTCTTGGTCTGTGTTTGGAGGCATAATAGGACTCCAAATATTTGGCAAAGTTACGCTTAAATAACAATCCATTAAAAGGTCAGCATATCGTGGTATTTTAAAAGTAAAATTAGATTCTTCTGCTAAACGGAGTGTTTTGGCACCTTCAAAATCAACGCGAAATTTCTGCATTCCAAAGTTTGTATAACGCGCATAGGTTGCTTTAAAAAAAGTTTTTGAAGGGTTGCCATTTAATATGATATTTTGTTGTCCTTCACTGACTAATTGCATTAATCCACCAGCCATCTTTTAGATATACTATATAAATAATTTATATTTAACTTTTTTGATTAATATTATTATATTTTAAAATTAGTATTATAATATAGTAGGACAATGGATACTACGAATAAAATGATGAATATGATGGCAAATCTTAAGGAGAATTATGCTGCTTATATGTTATTAAGCATGATTATAATTGTTGTTATTGCCGCTTTGTGGTATTATTTTTACATGAGAAATTTGGTGAGTCGCGAGTGTAGCAGCATGAGCAATCTGTTTTCCGCGTTGAATGGTTCAATAAAGTCATTAAACTCAAGCGACCCAAATTGCGGTTATACTTTGAAAGATTATTATATTAAAACTTCATACAATTGCTGCAGCCCTGGGACATTTAAAAATGATTACGTTTCAACGTGCGCATTAAAAGACGTTTTAAAGCAAGGCGTTCGTGGTTTGGATTTTGAAATATTCTCAATAGATGACCAACCAGTAGTTGCCACATCCACGGTTGACAATAATCATATTAAGGAAACTTATAACGTTGTCGCATTTTCTGACGTGATGAATATAGTTACAAACTATGCATTTGCTTCAAGTGGTGCACCAAATCCACAGGACCCAATAATTATTCACTTTAGATTTAAGAGCGCAAACCAAAAAATGTATCAAAACTTGGCTAATTTATTTAAAAGTTACGATTCATTCTTTTTGGGACCTGCTTCAAGCTTTGAGCAAAATGGAAAAAATTTTGGTAACTCAAAATTGCTAGATTTGGCAGGAAAAATAGTTGTTATTGTTGACAAGTCAAATAATTCGTTTATGGACACTGAAGATTTTTATGAATATGTGAACATGACGAGCAATTCTATATTTATGCGCGCGTTGCATTATTATGATGTGAAGAACACGCCTGATTTAGTTGAACTACAAGATTATAATAAGCAAAATATGAGCATTTCAATGCCGGATATTGGCGCTGATCCGCCAAATCCAAGCGCCATTGTTTGCAGGGAAACTGGTTGCCAGATGATTGGAATGATGTATCAGAAGAATGACATAAATTTACAGGAGAATAATGCGTTCTTTGATAAATGTGGATATGCTTTTTGCTTGAAACCTGAAAAGTTGAGATACATTCCAGTTTATGTCCCAGAACCTCCTCCACAAAATCCTGCTTTGTCATTTGAAACGAGAAGCGTTAAGAGTGATTATTATGCGTTTAATATCTAATTCCACTTTAAAAAAGTGGAGCAAATCAAATCAAATCAAAACAAAACAAAACAAAACAAAAAAACAAAATTATTGTATTATGAAAAATAAAATAATACAATAATATAATATGCACAAGACAAGAAAGAATAAAAAACAAACAAAAAATTTAACAATTTGTAAAAGTCGGTATGCATTGTGCACGTCTGCTCCTTGCAAAACAATAAAGAATAAGCCTGGTAAAACCAGTTGCAAATGCACAGTAGAAAACGGCTACAATTTTGCGACCAAGTCTTGCAGCAGATTAAAGGCGCATAAAACCAAGACAGGAACGCGTCGTATTTACTCCACGTTCTCCATTAATGAGATACACGATGGCAAACG